ATTTTTATGTTTGATAGTGCTAACACTATTACAAGTAATATGTTTAGTGTGAAATATCAATTATTCTTAAATGATGTTTACTATTGGGGAACAACTGAACTTCTTAGTTATGCAATGGTCAAAACGTATCTTGAAGACTTAGATTTTCTTTTAAATACTCAGAAACAAATAAGATTTAATAAAAGACAAGATAGATTATATCTAGATATTGATTGGTCTTCAGTAAGAGTAGATCAATATCTTATTGTTGATTGCTATTCAACCCTAGATCCGAATGATTACTCTAGAGTTTGGAATGATTCCTTTATCAAACCTTATCTGACTGCATTAGTTAAAAGGCAGTGGGGACAAAATATGATGAAGTTTACTGGAGTTAAACTTCCAGGTGGTGTTGAGTTAAATGGTAGACAAATGTATGATGATGCACAAAGAGAGATTGATATTCTAATGGAGAAAATGTCTAGTACTTATGAACTTCCACCTCTGGATATGATAGGTTAATCATATGCTCAATCCATTTTTTCTTCAAGGTTCTAGAGCAGAACAGGGATTAATTCAAGACCTGATCAATGAGCAATTGAGGATGTATGGCGTTGAAGTTCATTATTTACCAAGACAGTTTATTACAGAAAAAACAGTAATAAGAGAAGTTATAGAATCTGAATTTAATAATGCATATCCAATTGAGGCATATGTCGATACTTATGATGGTTACAGTGATAATCCAACGATTCTTTCAAAATTTGGAATTCAAGCATTAAATGAAATAACATTAACAATTTCAAGAGAAAGATTTAAAACTTATATTTCACCTTTAATAGAAAATCAGTCAAATATAAAAGTATCATCTAGACCAAAGGAAGGAGATATAATTTATTTTCCTCTAGGTAAAAGATTATTTGAAGTTAAGTACGTAGAGCATGAAAAACCCTTTTATCAACTTCAAGGATCGTATACCTACCAATTAAGATGCGAACTCTTCAGATACGAAGATGAAGTAATAAATACGACCATTAATGAAATTGATGAACTTATTAGTGGTAATGATTCGACAGATCCTGATAAAGTTCCTGTAGGTAATATTATAAATCTTACAATGATTGGAGTTGGTGCAACTGCATCTGCAACAGCATCAATCGTAAATGGTGGTGTAAGATATATTACAATAACAAATCGTGGTGGAGGATATACAAGTCCACCTACAGTTGGAATTTCTTCAGCACCATCGGGAGGAAAAACAGCAACTGCAATTGCTGAAATGATTGACGGTATAGTCGTTTGTAATACAAATATAAATCCAAATGCGTCTTCAGTTCAAAATGTTTTAATTACAAATGCTGGGTATGGATATACAATTGCTCCTGGAGTAAGATTTATTGGTGGTGGAGGTAAAGGTGCAACAGGTATTGCATCCATTGGTGACGGTATTGTTGGTATTATTACTGTTACAAATTCCGGATCTGGATACGTAAATCCACCAACAATTACATTTAGTGGTATTTCTACAGTATCTGCAGCAGCAACAGCAGTTGTTTCTGCTGGCGGTTCAATCACTTCAATTTATATTACAAATGCTGGACTTGGATATACACAGAATCCAACAATTACTATAGGAAATCCATCACTTACTGCAGCAGGAAACTTTACATTCAATGAAATTGTAACAGGATCTCAAAGTGGAGTCACTGCAAGAGTTAAATCTTGGAACTCTACTACAAATGTTCTTCAAGTTTCAAATTCAACAGGTAATTTTGTTTTAGGAGAAAATATCGTAGGAACAGCATCAAGTGCATCACATTTCTTACGTTTAATTGCCGAAAATCTAACAAGAAGTGATGATGGATATGCTGCAAATGATGAGATTGAAGTAGAGGCAAACGATATTATTGATTTTGATGAGACCAATCCTTTTGGAATGCCGTAGATTATATAAATATAAGTTATTAGTTTGGTTAAATAGTAGTATTATAAGTTAGTAGCATGTTTGAGTATTTTTATCACGAAATTTTAAGAAGAACTGTAATTTCATTTGGTTCTTTATTTAATGAAATAAGTATAAAACATAAAAATAATTCTGACCAAACTATCAGTGTTATTAAAGTTCCACTTGCATATGGTCCAACACAGAAGTTTCTTGCAAGATTAAATCAATCTCCAAATTTAAATAAACCAGTTCAAATTACATTACCAAGAATGTCTTTTGAATTTACTGGACTTACTTATGATGCTACAAGAAAATCAACAACTACTCAATATTTTACTGCTAAATCCGTAGAAGACGGTACAGAGATTAAAAAAGCATATCTTCCAGTTCCATATAATATGCAATTTGAATTGAGTATTATGTGCAAATTAAATGATGATGCCCTTCAAATAGTTGAACAAATACTTCCATATTTTCAACCAGCATATACAATGACTGTTGATTTGGTAGATACAATCAATGAAAAAAGAGATCTACCGGTTATACTTGAAAATATAACAATGCAAGATGATTATGAGGGAGATTTTACTACTCGAAGAGTTTTAATTTATACTTTAAGATTTACCGTTAAAACTTATATTTTTGGTCCAGTTTCTTCTGCTACAAAAGATATTATCAAGAAGGCAACTATTGGATATATTGCTGGAGATCCTACTTCAACTCCAACAAGAGAAATTGTTTATTCAGTAGAACCAAGAGCTATTCAAAATTATACAGGTATAGTCCTTACCAACTTAACAAATGATATTTCAATTACAGACACTCTAATTAATGTGAATGATGCAAGTGCAATTTTAGTCAATACATATCTTGATTTGGAAGGAGAAGAAGTCTATGTAACTGCTAAGTCTGGAAATGTTCTTACAGTTGATAGGGGAAGGGACAATACAACTATTACTAATCACTTAGCTGGAGCGCAAATTAAGTCAATTACTGCTGCTGATAATTTATTAGTTGAAGAAGGTGATGATTTTGGATTTAGTGGAACTGTATTTTGATAGAATATGAAAATGACTAAAAAATTTGATAAACTCAACGAAACTTTTAATGTAGATGGAGAAATAATACCAGTAACACCTGTTGAATCAGAAACTCTTGTTGAAAAGATTGAAAAGGTATCATTAACGGTAGATGATATTAAAAAAGATTATGACTACACTAGAGGAAATTTATATTCTCTAATAGAAAAGGGTCAAGAAGCAATTAATGGAATACTTGAATTAGCCCAAGAAACTGAGATGCCCAGAGCATATGAAGTTGCTGGACAGTTAATTAAAAACGTTGGCGATATTGCCGACAAATTAATGGATCTTCAAAAGAAAGTGAAGGATATTGAGGAGGATAGTCCAAAAGGACCTACTACAGTTAACAATGCCCTTTTTGTTGGATCTACAGCAGAACTAGCAAAACTTTTAAAGCAACAAACTCAGGATACTAAAGAATAATAAATATAAAGAGATTTAGAGTGTCTAAATGCATAAATTGAAGTCTCATAGAACAGTTGAGCAGATTGCAAAGAAGCATCGGATGGATGTTTCTTTCATCCAGAAGCAACTGGACATTGGAGAACCTATTGAACATGAACATACCAAAGATCATGAACTTGCAATGGACATTGCTCTTCAGCATTTAGACGAAATCCCAGATTATTATACACGTTTAAAGAAGATGGAAGCAGATGCTAAAAAGCATCATAAGAAATTTAAGGATGTTACTGAAAGTGCAATTTCTGAACTTGAAAGTGGTCTTAAAAAATTATCAAAACCATCATACGATTCTATTAATGGGTTGATGAGAAATATTATGAAAACCCATGATATGAGTGCAAAGGAACTGCACAATTCTTTCGTTGAAAAGCACAATAAAACTCCAGATGCTTGGATCAAAAAATCACACGTAAAGGAAGACATGGAAGAAAAAAGATATTGCCCTCTTTGTGATAAAAGAGAAGGCAGATCAGAATGTTCTTATGGTGAAAAGGCATGGGACAAAGTTTCAGTAAAAGATGAAGAGTATTCAATGGCTCGTTCTGAACTACAAACAATGTCTGATGCAATCAAGAGACTTCAAATGAAAGTTGGGAAGGGTGAAGGTAATTTAGAAGCATGGGTACAATCAAAAATTACTAAGGCTGCAGATTATATTGATACAGCAGCAGATTATGTTGCAGGTGGTGAAATGGAAGAAGCATGTTGGGTGGGATATAAGCAGGTAGGTATGAAAAAGAAAGGTAAGAAAATGGTTCCAAACTGTGTTCCAGAAGAAACTAAATTAGTTAATAAAATTCTTGATGAACTTTTAGAAGTATCAAAATCTGGCGATTCTTCTCTCCATGATTGGTTTAGTAAAAGTAAATCTTCTGATGGAAAACCTGGGTGGGTTCAGTTGGGTGGAAAATATGCAGGCAAACCATGTGCAAAGCAACCTGGACAAACTACCAAACCAAAATGTGGTAGTTCTAAGATGGCGGCAGAAATGTCTCCGGAAGAGGAAGAGAGAGCAGCAAGACGTAAGAGAAAAGAAGATCCAAATCCAGAGAGATCTGGTAAGGCAATAAATGTTGCAACAGAAGAATTTGTTGATGAAGATGCATGTAAAGAGAAAGTAAAATCTAGGTATAAAGTTTGGCCTAGTGCATATGCATCGGGAGCACTTGTAAAGTGCCGTAAAGTTGGTGCTGCAAACTGGGGAAATAAAACTAATGAAGATGTAACTATTGAAGATTTGGATGGCAATACTTTTGCTGAAGTTATTGATTTAATCAAACCAGAACCAATTAGAGGATTTAAGTCGCAAGTAGAAGAAGCAACAAGACTTCAAGCACAAACAGGAAATGTAATTGCAGTTACTCTTTCTTGGAGAGGTAAATATTATGCAATGAAGATGTTCTTTCCCCAGGTAAAGACACCATCAAAAAAAGAAATCAATGATGAACTTCAAAAGGTTTATCCTGGATCAATCGTTCTTTACCATTCGGTTTCTGAAATTCAACCAGGTCAACCACTTATCCAAGTATTTGGTCCTCAAGGAGGAAGTTTTGCAAAACCAGGACCTTCTAAAAATTATGTAAAAACTATGGGAGAAGAAGTTGCTGCATGGCAGAGAAAAGAAGGAAAAAATGCTAAAGGTGGACTGAATGAAAAAGGTCGTAAATCATACGAAAGAGAAAATCCGGGCAGTGATTTAAAACCACCTCAACCTGAAGGTGGATCGCGTAGAGATTATTTCTGTGCAAGAATGAAGGGCATGAAAAAGAAACTTACGTCAGCAAAAACCGCAAGAGATCCAGATTCAAGAATCAACAAGTCTCTCAGAGCTTGGAATTGTTAATATAAAGAGGTTATATTATGGCTGATGATGTATACTTAGGTAATCCAAATTTAAAAAAAGCAAACACTTCTATTGAATTTACTCAAGATCAAATTCTTGAGTTCATGAGATGTAAGGACGATCCAGTTTATTTTGCCAAAAATTATGTAAAAATTGTAACACTGGATCACGGTTTAATGCCGTTCGAACTTTATCCATTTCAGGAAAGACTTGTTAATAATTTCCACCAACACAGATTTAATATCTGTAAGATGCCTCGTCAGACAGGTAAATCTACAACTGTAGTATCTTTCCTTTTACATTATGCTGTTTTTAATGATAATGTAAATATCGGCATTCTTGCAAACAAAGCGGCAACTGCAAGAGAATTGCTTGATAGGCTCCAAACTGCATATGAGAACCTACCAAAGTGGATGCAGCAAGGTATTATCTCTTGGAACAAAGGTTCTCTTGAACTGGAGAATGGTTCCAAAATTCTTGCCGCATCCACATCTGCTTCTGCTGTCCGAGGAATGTCATTCAACATTCTATTCTTGGACGAATTTGCTTTCGTGCCAAACCATATCGCAGATTCATTTTTTGCATCAGTATATCCAACTATTACTTCGGGTAAAAGTACAAAAGTTATTATAGTTTCAACTCCACATGGTATGAATCATTTCTACCGAATGTGGCATGATGCTGAGAGAGGTAAAAATGAATATGTATTTACGGATGTTCATTGGAGTGAAGTTCCTGGGAGAGATGAGATCTGGAAACAACAAACTATTGCTAACACGAGCGAGCAGCAGTTTAAGGTAGAGTTTGAATGTGAATTTCTAGGATCAGTAGACACCCTTATTTCACCATCAAAACTTAGAAGTCTCGTATACGACCATCCTAAGACCAGCAGCGGCGGTTTAGACATTCATGAGGGTGTAGTGGAGGATCATGACTACTTGATCACTGTAGACGTTGCTAGAGGCGTTGGTAGTGATTATTCTGCATTTACTGTGGTGGATATAACAACCTTCCCACATCAAGTTGTTGCAAAATATAGAAATAATGAAATTAAACCAATGCTCTTTCCAAGCATTATTGTAGATGTAGCAAAAAATTACAATAATGCTTATATTTTATGTGAAGTTAATGATGTTGGTGATCAAGTTGCTTCAATTATTCATTATGATCTTGAATATACAAATATTCTTATGTGTTCAATGAGAGGTCGTGCTGGACAAATTGTTGGTCAAGGATTTTCTGGAAAGAAAACTCAACTTGGAGTTAAGATGTCTAAGACAGTAAAAAAAATTGGATGTCTTAATCTAAAGACAATGATTGAAGAAAATAAACTTCTTCTCAAAGATTATGAAATTATGAGTGAATTAACAACATTCATTCAAAAGCACAATTCATTTGAAGCAGAAGAGGGATGTAATGATGACTTAGCAATGTGCTTGGTAATTTATGCTTGGTTAGTTGCTCAGGATTATTTTAAAGAACTTACAGATCAAGATGTTAGAAAGCGTTTATATGAAGAGCAAAAAAATCAAATTGAACAAGATATGGCACCTTTTGGATTTGTTGCAGACGGTTTAGATGATATCAGTTTTGTAGATACTGATGGAGATAGATGGTATGCTGATGAATATGGAGATCGTGCTTATATGTGGGAATATATGTCATAATGGAACTTGATAAGCAAATAAATTTGGGTCATTTACTTTTAACTGATAGAAAATGTAGGATTTGTGGAGAGGTTAAAAATTTAGTTGGTGAATTTTATAGAACACGTAAGGACAGAGGTCCAGTTGCATCCTCATACTCTTACGAATGTAGAGAGTGTACTATAAAAAGAATTAAAAGTAGAAAAGATAGTAAATATACTTCTAAATGGGAATATCCTGATTGGTAAACATTCGCGTCTTGTTTCCCCTACGTAAAGTGTGTTTTTAATAAATAATTTTTAGTTAACTGAGATTTACGGAGAAAAACATGGCGACTCCTCAATTATCTCCAGGCGTACTCGTCAGAGAAGTTGATCTAACTGTAGGAAGAGCTGATAATGTTTTAGATAACATTGGAGCAATTGCAGGTCCTTTTGCACTTGGTCCAGTTGAAGATGCAATTGATATTACTACAGAAAATGAATTATTAAAAGTATTTGGAAAACCAATTTCCACGGATGGTCAATATGAGTATTGGATGAGTGCATCTTCATTCTTATCATATGGTGGTGTTCTTAAGGTTGCAAGAGTTGATGGCAATAACTTAGTCAATGCTAATGCAATTCGCAATGCTGCTGGTGTTTCTACTGCAGGTGAACCTTCGCTCAAGATCAAAAACTTTGATGATTATGAAGCAAATTACGCTGATGATATTGCAAACTATATTTTTGCTGCAAAGAATCCTGGTTCTTGGTCAAACAATCTTAAAGTCTGTGCAATTGATGACAAGGCAGATCAAATTTTAAGAGTTGGTGCTGCGTTTACTGGAAATGCTGCAATTGGTATGGGTGTAACCACTACACTTACCAATGTAACATCTGCAGGTGTCGGAACAACCTCAGTATTTAATGGTTACCTAAAAGGAATTATCACTGGCATTGGTGTCAGTACTGTTGATGTAAAAATTAATTCAGTTGTTTCTACAGATGGAACTGAAACTTTAACGACTTATGCAACAAAATCACAATTACAGTCATTTAAAGCAGCAACTGGTGGTGGAAGTATTACCGTAAGGTTAATTGATAGCACAGGATCTTTTGTAGATAGCGCAACAATTAACACTGGCACTAATCCAATTCTTGATTGGTACGATCAACAGGTTCTTAGTTTGACAAATACTGCAATTTACTGGAACTCAATTGCACCAAAACCAGGAACGTCACAATATGCAGCAAACAGAAATGGAAAGAGTGATGAAATTCACGTAGTAATTGTTGATGATACGGGAACTGTTACTGGAATTCAAGGAAATCTTCTGGAAAAGCATATTGGTCTTTCCAAAGCAACAGATGCTGTTTCTGCAGTCAACTCCCCACAAAAAATTTGGTGGAAAAATTATCTCGCAATTTATTCAGAATATGTTTATGTTGGAGATAATCCTTCAGATGAATTAAATGCTAATGAACCTGTAGTTGCAACAGGATTTTCTACCGCATTCACTGAATTTACTAATGGTCAAGGCCTTTGGAATAAAGATGCTCAAGACAGGACTTATAGTGCTCTTGGAAATGTAACTTATACATTAAGTGGTGGTAAAGATTACTCTGATGTGGGTGGAATGACCGCAACTCTTGGTGATTTATTTACTGCATATAATCTTTTCTCCAATAAAGATGAGATTGAAGTCGATTATTTAATTATGGGACCTGGACTTGGTAACAAGTTTGAATCTCAAGCAAAAGCAAATCACCTGATTTCTATTGCAAATGGAAGAAAAGATTGTGTTGCTGTAATTTCACCACATCGCGCTGATGTTGTTGATCTTACTAATTCAGATACTCAAACTGATAATATTTTAGAATTTTTCTCTCCTCTTGGATCAACATCTTATGCAGTATTTGATTCTGGTTACAAATACACTTATGATAGATTTAACAACAAGTTCCGTTACATTCCTTGCAACCCTGATGTTGCAGGTCTGATGGTTAGAACTTCTATTGTTGCATACCCTTGGTTCTCTCCTGCAGGTCAGCAAAGAGGAATTCTGAATAATGCAATCAAACTTGCATATAATCCAAACAAAGCACAAAGAGACCAACTATATCCATTAAGAATTAATTCGATTATAAATCAACCCGGAATTGGTATTCTTCTCTTTGGTGATAAGACTGCTCTTGGATATGCTTCAGCATTCGACAGAATTAACGTTCGTCGTCTCTTCCTCACTGTTGAACAGGCACTTCAAAGATCTGCTCAGGCTCAACTTTTTGAACTGAATGATGAAATTACAAGAGCAAACTTTAGAAACATCGTTGAACCATACCTCCGTGATGTTCAAGCAAAACGTGGTCTTTATGGATTCTTGGTAGTTTGCGATGCCTCAAATAACACTCCAGATGTTATTGATAACAATGAATTTAGAGCTGATATTTACCTGAAACCTGCTAAGTCTATTAACTACGTAACTCTTACTTTTGTTGCTACCAGAACGGGAGTAAGTTTTGACGAAGTTGCTGGTACTGTTTGATTTTAAAATAAACACCATTAAAAGGAGGATCTAAAAAATGGCACACTCTATTCAGGATTTTAAATCAGCACTCATTGGGGGCGGTGCCCGCCCTAATCTATTTGAAGTAACTATTCCATCTACACCAGCAGCAGTAAATCTTACTGAAAATTTCCCTATTTTATGCAAAGCAGCTGCTCTTCCCGCATCAAATATTGCTTCAATTGATGTTCCTTTTAGAGGAAGAATTTTCAAAGTTGCTGGAGATAGAACTTTTGATACTTGGACTGTTACCGTCATCAATGATCAAGATTTCTTAATCAGAGATGCTATGGAAGCATGGATGCAATCAATTGGTCAGTATGGTGATGCAAGTGGTTTTACCGATCCCAGTGATTATATGGTCAATGCTTTTGTAAAACAGTTTAAGAGAGGAACTAGTAATGTAGGGAAAAATACTCCCTTTGGTTCTGGTCTGGAAGTAGCAGCAACTTATAAGTTCTATGATATTTTCCCAACTAATATTGCTGCTATTGATCTTTCGTATGATACAACTGATACAATCGAAGAGTTTACAGTTGAATTCCAAGTTCAATACTGGACACCTTCTACTGAAGAAGCATAAATAAATAGTCTAAACGTTAAAGACAAAAATAAATTATGGCGAAACTATTTGGTTTTTCGATTGAAGATAGCGAACCATTATCTCCCGGTCTTGTTTCCCCCGTTCCCCCCAACAAGGAGGACGGGGTTGACCATTATTTAAGTAGTGGATTTTTTGGTTCATATGTAGATATCGAAGGTGTTTACAGAACAGAATTTGATCTCATTAAGAGATATCGCGAAATGGCACTTCATCCAGAATGTGATAGTGCAATTGAAGATATTGTAAATGAAGCAATTGTTAGTGATACTAATGATAGTCCTGTTCAAATTGATTTGGATAATTTGAATGCTAGTGACGGAATTAAAAAGAAAATAAGACAAGAATTTAAACATATTTTAGAACTTCTAGATTTTGATAAGAAGTCTCATGAAATTTATAGAAATTGGTATATTGATGGTAGACTTTATTATCACAAAGTAATCGATCTCAAAAATCCTGAGGCAGGAATACAGGAGTTGAGATATATTGACGCAATGAAAATGCGTTATGTTCGTCAGGCAGTAAAAAAGGAAGATAACAAATATAGAATTTCCAATAGAAATATTGATAATCCAATGGATTATGATTTTCCAAAGATTGAAGAATATTTCATATATGAACCAAAAATGACTTATCCAACAGGAACTCCAGCTCCTGGAGGTCTTGGTGGGTCAAATTCGGGAGTCAGAATGACGAAAGACTCCATTACTTATTGCACTTCAGGTCTTGTAGATAGAAATAAAGGATCAACTCTTTCTTATCTACATAAAGCAATTAAATCACTCAATCAACTGCGAATGATTGAGGATTCTCTTGTAATTTACAGATTGTCTCGCGCTCCAGAACGTCGTATTTTCTATATTGACGTTGGTAATCTTCCAAAAGTAAAGGCAGAACAATATCTTCGTGATGTTATGATGCGATATCGTAACAAACTTGTATATGATGCAAATACAGGAGAAGTTCGTGATGATAAGAAGTTTATGGCGATGCTTGAGGATTTTTGGCTTCCAAGAAGAGAAGGTGGTAGAGGTACTGAAATTACTACTCTCCCTGGTGGTCAAAACCTTGGAGAAATCACTGATATTGAATATTTTAAGAAGAAACTTTATCGCTCACTGAATGTTCCACCATCAAGAATGGATGGAGAAGGTGGATTTAATCTTGGTCGTTCATCAGAAATCTTGAGAGATGAAGTTAAATTTAGTAAGTTTGTTGCTCGTTTAAGAAAGAGATTCTCTTATATGTTTAGTGATATGTTGAGAACCCAATTGATTCTCAAAAATATCATTACTCCAGAAGACTGGAATCAAATGGATGAGCATATCCAATATGATTTCTTGTATGATAATCACTTTGCAGAACTTAAAGATGCAGAGTTACTTAATGAAAGATTGAATATGGTTCAGATTGCAGAACCTTATGTTGGAAAATATTTCTCTCAAGATTATGTAAGAAGAAAGATTCTTCGCCAAACTGATATTGAAATCATAGAACAAGATGCTCTTATCAAAAAAGAAATTGAGGAAGGAATAATTCCAGATCCAAGTATACCTGTAGATCCACAAACTGGTTTACCTTTAGGACCAGAAACTGCACAAATGGATTTAGGTCAACCAGTAATGGAACCTCAAATTAATGCTTCTGCAACTCAAGTTAACGCCAAAGCGGTAGAAATGCCCAAGGGTGGTGAAATTTGATAAATAACAACGATTAATTAATTTAAAACTATGGACGATTTAATGGATATGATTGCTACTGATGAATCCCCCTCACAGATTAGTGATAAAATTAAAGATCTTTTGTTTGTAAAAGCAGCAGAAAAGGTTGATGATTTTAGACCTGCGGTAGCAAACGCAATGTTCAATAGCGAAACAAACGAGGAAGAATGAAATCCTTTAAACAGTTCATCTCAGAGTCGGTAAATATTTCTGGTGATTTTACTGGAAATCTTTACATTAATTCTCAACAACCAGAGCAACAGCAAGTTGGTGAAGGATATGTTGCAGATGTTCTGTGGAACGGAAGTCTCTATAGAATGGAATTAACCACTAATACTGGTATTCCATCCAAGCAGTCTTTAGGTGAACAGTTGCAGACTGAGTATCCTGGAGCAATTGTTCATCAAATTTATCCAGTAATGGAAAGGAATATTAATATTAAAAATACACAAAGATACCATCCGTCAAAATTAGAGTGGATTAATTAATGGCTCAGTGGAATATTCAAACTCAAGATTATTTAAATCAAGAAAGAAGTCTTTTTGAAGTTAATGGCGTTGCAACCAGAGATGGTAAAATTGTAGATGAACTTAATAGATTTCCAGTTAATATAAACTCGGACGCTTTTGGAAGAACAAGAGTATCAAATCCACTCACACTATTTGATAGTTCTCATAGGTACAGAGACAATAATCTTTGGGAGAGTTTGATTGTAGGTACAGGTTCTACCGTTGGATTTGTAACTACACAAGGCCTAATTAACATAGGTATTGGAACTACTGTGGGTTGTTCGGTTATT